TGTTGCATTAATAGTGGTGATATAGTTATCTACATATGACTTTGTAGTTGCTCCTAAAGGATTAACTGGAGCTTCAGACAAGATCAATGGTCCTGTCATCGTTCCACCAGTATTAAGAAGATATTTGGTTATATTAACAAGAACTCCATCAATATATATAGACTTAGCATTTAATGACCCTACTCCTTGATTTCCTCCTGTTGGAACTCCTATTAAAATGCCTCCGGTAGTATAGGAAATATACCCGGGACCAATTCCCCATGGAGTTGGAAGAGAAAGCGGTCCTCCGGCTCCAGAGCCTAGAATACTTTCTTGGGGGGTTATATCAACCATTTTATGCCCACTGAACAGCAGTGAATTGATGGTTAGCACTTAAAGATGCCACACTAACCGAAGTAGTTGTATTGGGAATTACTGTGTATGATTGTCCCGGTTGAAGAGCTATGGTCGTTCCGTTAGCATGAACGTCACATGGAGAGACCTGATTTACGAAAAGCACTTCAGCAGTGGCAAGACCCTGATCTACTGCTAAGAGTGGATTTACGATATATCCACCAGTCTGATTTGGAGCGATAACATTTACAGGAAGACCAGGAGTTCCGGCTGTCTGAGCTACTAGTCCAGCAAGAGGAGTAGACATTGGATGTTCCTTTTATGTTGATGGAAATTTATTAAGATCTCCATCCACCACAAGAAGTTGAACTAGGGGGTTCAATAAATCCTCCTAAGGTGCAGTCACTATTAAACACTGCGTTATTACCATTTTCAAAATTTATACCACCAGCACGATAAACCGAATATGGGCGTCCAGTAACTACTGGTCCTGAAATACTGCTAACAGCATCATAAATATGAGTAGTTCCACCATAATCAGAAAAGAAGATTCCTATAGAAATACTGTAAGCCCCCATCATTTGTAAAGTAAATGGAATACTTGCCCCTATACTGGGAGTCGCTCCAAAGTTTTGAGTTCCACCAGAAAGACAGGTAAATATTTGAGTAATAGGAGCTGTGGCTGTAAACGTAAAAGCATTGTGAAACTGAGTAACTCCAGACTCCTGAGTATTAACGACAGACTGAAAATTAGTAGGAGCATTTAAATGAATAGTATCAAGAATAAGTTTTCCTCTATTTAATACATTCTCGATGTATGATTTGAACGTAAATCCTGTTACAGTCATATTAGCAACATGACCACAATATATACAAACTCCTGGAGTAGCACCTGGAACATAGCTGGGGATACTAGAAGAACGACAATCTAAAATACAATTTGCTGGAGTAGACACATTTCCTATTATTATCCATGAAGCAATATATTGAGTATCGTCTGAAAATCCACTAGTATAAGTTCCATCAGCAACTCTTAGAGTTATTGCAACTGCGGAAATATAACGATTTTTGATAGTGTTTATCGCACCTTGAATTGTTTTAAAAGCATCTGTTGTCGTATTAAAGAATCCACTGTTACTTTCCAAACCATTTGAATCAACAACACTAACAGAATCTGATCTAATATAAAAAGTCGTAACTGGAGCTTGCTGAGGCACATTTGAAATAGTCGATTGGAAAAATACCCCATTCCATATAAAAAGGTATTCTTGATTTGCTACGATATTACCTCCAATTAAATCAGATCCATTATTACGTTTAGCTAAGACCGCAGGCTTTCCATTTAGCGCCAAGTCAGTCGGTCCGGTGTTATTATTTTTGACTCTAATAGCGAACACCATTCCAAGAGCATAAGCAGCAGGAACAGGAATCGTATTGCAAACAATATGATTAGGAATTGTAGAAATATCATCTCCAACGTATAAATCAGTCGTATTAATAGGAACTGCGCCCTGTTGCGGGAAAGCTGCTAAAGTCCCCGCTGTTACTAAGTTAGCGAATATGTCACCAGAATTCCAAGCTAGAGGAGTTGTCCCTTCTTGACCACGAACTATCGTAGCAACATTACCGGTTAGATTGGTAACGTGAACAATTTCATTTAGAGTTTTTGTTATTTGATCATAAAAGGTTGCAACAAAGTAATCACCAGCAGTTAATGGATGAGGAAATATTGTTCCTGATGCCAGAGTAACAGTTACATCCGTAGAAACAATACTTCCAGCAACAGTTGTGGACGCATTATTACTCCAAAGAATTGTCATGTCAGTCTCCTTATCCTATGACACATGTGAAATTATATTGATACGGTACTTCCAAAACCCCTAACTTTAGTGCTTCTTTAAAAGTTTCCATGTAAGGGAGTGGAGGATAAGAAACATAGGTAGTTTCCAAATCGTTTAAAGTAATCCCTTTCTTTGTTTCGGTCCCTATATCCCAAGGAGGAGAAATACCCCAAGCAGGTTCAAACCCGTTACATCCAAATTTATTCAACAAGCATCCACCTGTCACAGTTCGTTTCCCTAACACAAAACGAATGGTAACATTTCGTCCCGTTCCTAGTGTGACACTAATTTGTTCAGTATCTGCTATAGAATTATCATTCGGCCACCAATCAACAGATTCTGGCGATTTACCATCTATCCCATAAAGAAATCGCCATATCCGACGTTTAAACCAGAGAGTACTGAAATAATTGCCATCACCCTTATAGAAATGCCATGTAAGAACTCTACGATAGATGTCATCACTTGTGTTAAGAAGATTTTCAAAATCATATTGTCTTATTATATTAAGTCCAAATTCAACTTCCATGCCAGGAGTAAACGTATCCCACATTGGAACTAACCAATTAGGACCAAACGTATTTAAAGGACCAAATAAACTCTTATATTCAGGTCCAATAACAGGACGTGCCATTCCATATAGTCCGCGCCCAACCCAATCTAATAAAGCTCCAGCAACAATAGGACCAGTATAAATAGGAAGATTTAATGCATTGAATGTATCAACATAATCCTGTTGCATCTGATTTTGGGCTTTAACAAATTCTTGTAAGTCATCATCATCAGAATATTCTTGGTATAAATACGATGGAATTACTTCTGTCAACCCAGTTACATGTGATGGAGGAAATGGTAGTGATCCAGCTTCTGCTCCCAATGCCGATTGCCCACTTCCAGGCACTCCAGGAACAGGGTTAGGTAGAAGATTAACTTTATATGTAGAAGCAAAGAAAGAAGTAAATTTGTGATTAGCAGAAAGAGCATTAACCCAAACATTCATTTTAGGCGGAACTGAGAACGTTTGTCCTGGGACTAGTTCCGTATTCCCTGGGACAATTACTGATGTAGATGCAGGCCCAAGTAAACTAACAAACAATGATTCAGCAACTTGAATTCCTTGATCATCTGCTGTTAGTGGATTAACAATAATCCCACCAAGTTCGTTCATTAAAATGTTAGTTCCAGAAATACTACTCGTAATATTCGCAACTTGAACAGAAGTTCTTGCAATTAAAACTTTAGATGTAAGTCCAGGAATAAGAAATTTCATCTTATTCCACCTAATATTTGAATCAGACTATTTTCTGTATAGAAATAACTATATGGATCACCAAATATAGCTTGAGTACCACCAGCCGGAGACTGTGGAATTCCATTGATACTTATAGACCATTCTAAATCTATAATAAATTCACCAACTACTAACATAGAAACTGCATCCAGAAAAACTTTATTCAGCACATTTAAATTGATTGGAGTTGTCCCTGCCGGTAATGAATTAATGTAGTCTATAATCGCACTTACTGCTGCTTGAGCAATAGCATCAGGAGATACATAATTAGGTGAGTCTGTTATCCATACAACAGTCATACTAACAAGTTCTTGTGGGGGAATAACAAATGGGACAACATATGTATCCGGAAAATCTGATATAGAAATTTCGACATTGATAGGATTTGGGGTTACAATACCTCCATAAGCATACAAACCAGAATTCGTTGTATCTACAGGAATAGTAAACTGTTTATCAGGGATTGAACCAAGGCTCGATGGGAAAGCTGTTCTAAAAGTTGTTATTGGATATGGAGTATTGGTCACCCCACCAATCATTCCAACTACACCAATTATCGTTTCTATATCACCATCCAAAAGATTATGATTATTTGCACAAGTGACAATTGCTGGATTAGAATTACTTATATTCGTAATCTCGATTGTTGCCCCAGTTAAACCAGGAACATTAAAATCAGCTTGCCAAATAGCATTAGCGACTTGATAAGGATCACCTCCACCAACAATTACGACATATTGACTTCTTACTGTTTGAACAGAAACTAGTCTGTTTTGAACACCTGGAACATTTCCACACAAAGTTTTCAGGTAACGCCCCATTCCGGTAGAAGCTGCTAATCCTGCAGTCCAACAACGTTCACGAAAAACGCTGATTGGTTCTCCAGTAAGAGACGGAATACCAGAAATAGGATTTGTTACAGAAAGAGGAATATTAGCAGGGACAGAAGTTATCATTTGAACTACTGTATTCGGTAGAACTTCCCATGATCCTTCCTGAGTCGCCAAAGCATACATCAACAATGAATTCCTATCTACCCCACAAACTCCACTAGTTTGACAGATATACTGATAAGTTCCATCCGAAACAACAAATCCTTGTGAAATTACATATCCTGGAGGTCCTGAAAAAATCACGTAGACCGCAGTATTGGTGATTGGTTGTTTATCTACTCCATACAAAATACCAAGTTGATTTAATAAATAAGGATTAGCTCCCAATGGGGTAACAGAATTCACGAGGTCTACAAGAAAACTGTCACTTTCAACAAGAGCAAATGTATCAGTGCTGGCAATATCTTCAATTAATGTTCCAGGTAAATTCGCAGTGTAATCAGGATTAGTGGCCGCTACGAGTGCAATCAACGCTGCTCGCAAATCAGAAGGAGCTGCTGGTTGCAGTCCTTGAGGTGTCATTACAAGAGGAAGAACTGCCATGACCTATATCGGTTGTTGTTGAGGAAAGTCTGGTTTCGTTTGAATACCTACTCTAGCCCCATAGTTAGTTAAGATGCTGATATTGTAATTAGGAGCAGGAGCTCCATCTTGACCAGCGGCATAACTATCCGCAGATCCCTGGGCTATAGGAGCTAAAGTCATAAGAAGAGACGCAAAATATTGTGCAAATCGTTGTTGTATTCGTATCATATATAAATCAGGATATACTTGAGTTATAACAGACTCATGAGCAGGAATGCCCCAATCAGCAAAAAATGGACTTTCACCCAGATTAAGTTTACAGACTTGAGCTAACCAAGTGACATTAACAGAATCATTAAATCCATTTAAATCGGTCGTAACAATCCACCACGTCTTTTTACCAGTAAGAACATCTTGAGTTCGACCAAAAACTCTACTCATCCTATGCGACCCTGAGCATTAATCATAGGACCGCCGACCGTAGCAATCTTAGCATATTTTCCCGTTTTACCATCACCACCAACATAAATAGTTTCATCTGAAGGAACTTGCAGTGTAATCTGTTTGTTCTTTCCATCAACAGTTATTAGATGGCTTGAATCTTTACTTTGAATTGTAGCTAACCCATCTTTATCAAAACTGAATTGGGTTTTGTCGTTATCTTGTTGACTACCGCTTCCACTACTATCACTCCCACTACTACTTCCACCTGCTCCTCCAAGTCCTCCTAATCCTCCTGCAACATCACTTAATCCCTTTGCAAGTAAGCCTCGCGCTGTCATGAAATTCCTTTGTTCCATTAAACGCATGTTAGTACGGAATGCAGCCGTGGATGTGCCGCTACTCCCACTTCCACTACTCCCGGTTTGACCGGGAGATTGACTACCTTGGTTGTCCTCTTCTTGTTTCTCCATTGTCTTAACGATCCAACCGTTAGGACCACCAGTTTCGTGATGCTGATCATAATCACGCTTGGGGGCTTTTAGATTAGCTACCGGTTGAAAACTCAGTGTTGACAAATTTGCACGAGGATAGAAACTAGTGTTTCCTCCCGCATAAGCACTAACGCCTCCCATATAATAACCACCAGGAACCGCATATCCTTTATCTCCTACCTGAGTAGGTTCCCTGCCAAACCTAGAAAATCCTTGCGTCATCTTCACTGTTGGCATTGTGAAGATGCTATTATTCGTTTCAAACTGTACGTGGATAAAATCTTTTTCTACCTTAACTACATGACATGGCAAAGACTTCGCTTGACTTTCTTGCGAATCATTAGTTTTTCTAGTTGACCATATCCCCATACGATGAGGAAATGGATGTTTTATTGAATCGTAACGCATGTGTTATCTCACGGATTGATTTCAAACGCACCATTGCGATAAACTAATGAAGATATATTAAATACAGGTTCAATCATATCCAACATTCTATTAACAGTTCCTAATATGCCAACTGGTCCAGGGTCAGTTGGCATAGGAAATGTAAACGTAATTGTGTCCAGATGTAAACATCTAAATTTTCCATTGTAAGTATCCGGACTAAATCCCAATAAAGTATAATCTATAATCGTACCGGGAGGAGTTACTAGTCCAGCATGAGATACTGGGACTGGCCATAATGCAGGATCTACCATTCGTATCATAACAGAATTTAGAAATGGATCATAAATTGCCTTTTGGATGTTACGTGCTGGTGGACTAGAGACTAGTGGCACCGTAATTATCCAAATTTTATTTTGATCATAAATATCAATATAATATCGTTGTGCAGAGACATTCCAAGTTACTGTGATAGTATAGTTTTCTCCATCTAAATTCATAGGAATAGTGGGAGTAATAATATTAGAAGGA